CGTACCACCCGATAAGTTAATGGAATTGATTGGCAAGCAGCAAGGTAATTCTGCTGAGTCAGCCCCTGAAGCTCCTACTTCAATGTCTGACCAGACAACGGCTCCTATGTCGGCACCGATGTCTACGCCAGAACCCAAGATGGGAAATCGTGAAGGTGCGATGGTAAACATTGCAATGGCAATGGATTTGATTGAGCAAGCCTTGCCAAATCTAGGTAGTGAATCTCCAGAAGGTCAAAAAGCATTAAACGCTATTCGTGCGTTGAGTGGTTTGATTGGCCCTCGCAAACAGAAAACAAATGAACTCCAGCAATCTGAGATTATCCAGATGCTACAGAACTTGCCGCAAGCCGGTGGCGCAACACCTGAAGGCCGTGCAATGTCGCAAGCTCCGATGGTCCCGAACCTCCCGCCTATGCCCGGTGCAGAATCTTCTCCGATGAGTATGCCCGGTGCCGGTGGTGGCGGTGCTTCACCTCAACCCACTCCTATGTAAGGAATAATCATGGACCTGTTTAAACCAAGAGGTGCTAACAGCCCTCGCCGTCCTACCGACAACAACCAGCAGAACGGTGTTGTAACGAACCCTCCCCGCTATGAGCCATTTGGCGGTTTGTCTGCTTCCGGCAAAATTGGAAGTAAAAACAAAATGGGTGTTCAAAAGCCCGGTGACGGCAAAAAAGTAATTTAATTAAGTTAGGGGATAAAAATGAGTCTTGAAGATATGTCTTTTGAGCAGCGCGACCAACTAGCGTTGTTAATGCGTGAACTTTCCGATAATCCAGCAACAAGAAAAGATGTTCTGCGTTTAACTAAGCAACTTAAACCAGACCTTATTATTCCTGAGTTGGAAATTGAAAACACAACTAAAACGTATGTTGATAAGCTAGAAAAACAGCTTATGGCAAGAGATGCAAAAGACAGAGAGCAAGACGCATTACGTGACCTTGAGTCTCGTCGCAGCAGACTAATGAAAAAAGGTCTAGTTGAGCGAGAAGAAGATATTCATGAAGTAGAAAAAGTAATGCTGGAAAAAGGCATTACTAATCACGAAGCGGCAGCTGAATACTGGAATTGGATGAAACAATCTGCAACTCCAACGCCAACAGGTTACAACCCTTCAGCCGTTAGCAAGTTCGACTTAGGTAAATACTATAAGAACCCGCAAGCCGCAGCAAGAGATGAAGCATCAAAAGCACTCCAAGAGTTACGTCAAAACAGACGTCCTATTGGATTTTAATTAATTAGGGGATAAAGTTTTTAGGAGATAACCATGCCTATTGGTGGCGGTATCGTTCCAGCGACGGGTAGTACGCAATTTACCGAGTTGACATACGTCACGCGGCGTGCGTTTATTCCAAAGCTAGTTGTTCAATTATATAACTCAACTCCGCTAATGGCGGCTTTGATTGCTAACTCGCAACAAGCCTCCGGTGGTGTTTCTTCAATAACCGTTCCCGTTCAGGGCGCACAGTTTGTAAACGCGCAATGGTCTGATTACTCTGGTTCGTTTAACCAGCCATCAGTCCAGCAAGGTGCTTACAATGCTGAGTTTGACCTGAAGCTGATGATTGCTCCAGTACCGTTTCTCGGTATGGAAGGTGCAGTTCAGCAAGACGCTGCAATCATTCCTCTGATTGAAGCCCGTATGAACGATGCGACGAACGTGATGATGGATGCAATGGCAACAGCCTTGTACACCAACAGCACGAACACGCAGCAGTTCACAGGTTTGCCAGCAGCCGTTTCTGCTTCTGGTACCTACGGCAACATCAGTCGTTCGGCATATAGCTGGTGGCAGTCAAAGGCTTACTCAGCCGGTAGCGTGAACCCAACTCGTCAAAACATCCTGCAATACATTTCTGGTACTGTTAAAAACGGTGCTGAAGTGCCTTCGTTTGGTGTTTGCGGTTTTGGTACATGGACTCTGTTGGCACAAGACTTTGTTGGTCAAGAGCAATACGTCATCACTCCGGGTTCCGGCTTTGACGGCGATTCTAATGGCCCACAAGCTGCGTTCCGCGCTTTGATGGTTGCTGGTGTACCTATTTATCCTGACCCCTACTGTCCAGAAGGTACGGTTTACTTCCTGAACACAAACTACCTCTCGCTCTATATCCATGAGCAAGGCTCGTTCGTGTTTACTGGTTTTGAATCGACCCTGCCAAACTGGCAGATTGGTTATGTTGGTGCTGTCTTGATGATTGCTGAGTTGGTTTCAACTAAGCCTAAGTCAATGTCAGTTGTGTCAGGTTACAACTCTCTAAGCATCTAAGGAGCTAACCATGTCACTAAGTACCAATAAAATTATCCTTGCTGGCGCACAGACCAACACAGCTGGTGCCTATTTTTTAACCACTACAGTTACCTCGACTAGCACAGGTAACGGTACGGTTATTCCAGCTGGTGTTTATCTGATGTTTCCTCAAGCAAATACGTCGGTAATTGCTTACAACGGTTCGTCAAACGCAACATTGATTGCTGCTAATACTGGTGGCGTCATCATTTCTGATGGCGTCAACGTATATGCTAAATCAACGGCTTCTGCTGATACAGTAACTCTGTTGGCTACCAATGGTGGTCAGAACGTCAGCAGCACTTTTGCATCGTAAGGGGGCATCATGGCTAATGCTGACTCAGTTGGAAATTTTTACCTTGATAGCTTCAGCAACGGTCGCCTTGGTGTTGTTCGCAGTACGACGCTAAACACAGCTGGTAACGCAGTAATCACTATTCCAATTTTGAGTGGTGGCCTGACTAACGGCGGTGGTGTAGCTAATTCCGGTGGCATTATTGTTCGTAGAGTTACGATTCAAAATAACACCGGTAACGTGTCTAACGCGAACGTAAGCATTTCTACAACAGCGGATGGAGCAAACTTAGTTACGGCTAATACCGTATTAACTGCTATGACAGCTGTTGGACGTTATGTAGACATCAATGCAGCTGCGCCATTCACAAGTAACATTGTGTCTGGAAGCGTAACCCAATGCTTATACGTAAACATTAACGCAATTGCTAACAATGCAAACACCGTTGATATTTGCGTGTATGGCGACGTAGAGGCATTTTAATTATGCAAACCGTTTATGTGACAAACAAATGGGATAAACCCATAACCTTTAGCTACAATTACATACCTTACACATTTCCGGTGGGTGAGAGTATAGAAGCTCCGCTGGAGGCTGTTTGTCACATATTCGGGCATAACGACCCTGATAAAGAACCGTATATGGCGCGGTTGGCTATGATTCAGACTAGGGCAGATATTCCCGCAGGATTAAAAATCCTTGAGAAAATTCTGATTACAGACCAGCCGCCAAAGAAAGTCCACTCGTTATCCCCGGTGGTTGAAAGAGTACCCCTTCCTCCGAAAGAGGTTGGGGGAAAAGTCAATGCAGTAGCTTAAAATGGACCGTAAATGTCGCAGACCCTGCAAAGCTACATTACTTCTGTTAGATACTTGTTGCACGATGCAAACGCAAACTTTTACACCAACAGTCAGCTAACTGACTACATCAATGGTGCTAGAGCGCGAGTTGTTCGTGATACAGGGTGTCTCCGCACGGTCCAAACAAGTCAAACGCCTTGCACCCCGGTGGCTGGCGGCAACACCCCTGTTATCTGGTCATCCGGCTTATCTGTAAATGCGGGTGATTACGTATTTTCCAATATCTATATTTATGCAGTAACGGCTAGTGGCGTTTTGGGCGACGCTCCTTTGTATCCGTCTGCTACTTACATTTATCCACCGTCTACACCGTTTACTAGTGGCACGGCTACGATTCAGTATGCCGGACCTTCAGAAGTAATCAACTATTCTTGTTTGCCGTCTGGAACTCAAACGCTAGACGTCATCAACATTAACCTTTATTGGGGAAATTCCAGAATACCGTTGCGGTATATGGCTTGGACAGACTTTAACGCACAGTTGCGTTATTGGCAGAACCGCATCGGAACGCCGGTTGCCTATAGCATTTATGGGCAATCTCAAATCTATATTGGACCAGTTCCTGACATAGCTTACGTAATTGACTTAGATACGGTTCTCCTGCCGACAGACTTAGTGAATCTGTCTGATACGGATTCGATTAACGAACCGTATACCAGCACAGTCAAGTTTTATGCTGCTTATCTTGCTAAATATTATGAACAGTCGTTTGGTGAGGCTGAGATTTATTTAGGGCAGTACAAACAACAAATTCAAGCGGTTCAGGCGTCCATCTACACTAGGAGACTGCCTGACCCATATTCCAGAGCATACTAGGTCATGGCATCCGCAGAACAAAAAAAGTCATACGATGTTGTCAAAAACTTTCGTGGCGTAAACACGAAAGCTAACCGCACGGCTATTGCAGACGATGAATTCTTTTGGCTTGAAAACGCCATGCCTGTCGGTTATGGCAACTTAAAGATTACTCCTACGTATGATGCTGTTGGTAGCGTTACGTTTGCCAATACCGTTGTAAATTTCTTCTCTGCAAATATTGGTGTTACGGATTATTTAATAGCTTTCCAAAGTGATGGAAGCTGCGAATTCGTCAATCTTGATACTAACGTTAAAGGCACATTAGCTACGGCTGGTACGTTTTCTAATGGCGGTATAAACATTAGCCAATGGAAAAATGACAGGCTATTAATTATTGACCCTGTTAAGGGTTACTTTACGTGGAACGCTGTTGATTTAATTTCAATTGGCTCCGTAAGTTCTGTAGGTATTGTGAACAAAGGTTCTGGTTATACATCGGCACCTTCTGTTGTTATATCGGCTCCCAACCAAACAAACGGAATACAAGCGACAGCCGTAGCTACTGTTACGTCTAACGCCGTATCGTCAATCACGCTGACCGAAGCTGGAACAGGTTATACGTCTTCTCCAACCATTACTTTAAATGGTGGTGGTGGTGCCAATGCCAATGTTATTGCTGCGGTCACTACGTTTGCTCAAAACACCGTATCTGTTTTGGTCACAAATGGTGGAACGGGTTATACAAACTCAGCCAACATCTCTTTGACGATTACTGGTGGCGGTGGTGCTAACGCAACGGGTGTTCCCATTATTAGCGGGAACATTGTTAGCCAAGTCATTATGACTAACAACGGAACCGGATACACAAATCAAGCAAACATATCTGTATCCATTACAGGTGGTGGCGGCTCCAACGCTACAGCTACAGCCATTATTAATACAGGAACCAACTCAGGTATTCAGTCATTTTCTGGACGGGTTTGGATTTCAAATGGAAGAACTGTTTTTTATTCTGCTGCCGGTTCATATAGTGACTTTGTTTCCGTGTCTGCCGGAACAATAGTTCTTACTGACGCCACATTGCATGGAAACATTATTCAGCTATTGTCAGCCAATAACTTCTTATACATTTTTGGTGATGACAGTATTAACGTGTTTTCTGATGTTCGAGTAACAGCAATAGGAACAACGTTATTTACTAACACTAACGTCAGCGCGTCGGTCGGCACAAAATTGGCTTATGCCATTTTCCCGTACTTCCGTTCCGTGCTGTTTATGAATGATTATGGTGTCTATGCGCTTGTTGGCTCTACAACGTCAAAGATTTCTGACCCTTTAGACGGCTTATTTACCAATATTGATTTTACTAATGGTGTTGTTAATGGCGGTCAGGTACTTTTAAACAACATCTTGTGTGCTGCGTTTAATTTTAGGTACACGGGCGGCTTGGGAACATCTGGTGACAACAGATACATTCAAGGTGTATTTTTTGAGAAAAAATGGTTCTTTACAAGTGCTGGCAACAATCTAAAGTATGTAACATCAGTTCCTGTCGGTGGAAGGATTACTCTGTACGGAACCGATGGGAATTCGTGCGTCAAAATGTACTCGAACACAACAGCATCAGTAAGCAGTTATGTTCAAACTGCTTTGAATCCAATGAAAGACCCCATACGTACCAAGCAAGCGTTGAAGATTGGTATTGAAGCGACATTGCAAAATGCGTCAACAATTAACGCAACGATAGACTCTGAAACTGGTTCCAGTCCATCCATTCTTCTTGGACAGGTTGTTACTTGGATTAACAATTTTTCTGCTGTTGTTTCTTGGGTAAATAATAGTAGCGTAGCTATAGATTGGTCTGCTGGAACTTCTGGATACACGTTGTATAAATCTGACGCAAAACAATACGGAAAATATTTAGGAATGACCGTTACATCAAACAATGCAGGAATTGTTTACAGCGGTTTTGAATACGAACATGAATTGAGAGTGAGGTTCTAATATGGCTGTTCCATATACATTTGCTACGGCAACTAGTGCAATTCCGCTGTCTCAATTAGACAGTAACTTTGCTACCACTATAACGCTTGGTAACACAGCTATTCAGCTTGGAAATACTGTTACTACGTTAAATACAATGAGGATAAATCCTCGCGTATCCACTACAACGTCTACGGCAACATTAGCTCCGGACATATCTGTTGCTGACCAATATAACTTGACTGCTCAAGCGGTTGGTTTAACTGTTTCTGCTCCTGCTGGAACGCCCCTAGATGGAAATAAATTGATTATCCGTATATTAGATAACGGAATATCACAGACGATAAGTTGGAACGCAACGTATACAGTCATTGGAACAGTATTACCAACAGCAACAACTATAAATAAGATGGTTTACGTTGGTTGTATTTACAACGCAACAAACACTCGTTGGGATGTGGTTGCTGTAACAACACAATTGTAATGAGGATAGTATGAAAATAGATTTTACTTTTGATACTTCATACGGAACGTTTTGCGATGCAATTGTTTTGCCGGACGACCACACTTTAACTGACGATGAAATTGAAGCAATGAAACAGCAACGTTTAAATAATTGGATTGCTGTTGTTACTGCTCCAAGTGTAGAGGAATAACTATGGCAGACCGTTATTGGGTAGGCGGTACAGGTACATGGGACGGAACAAGTACAACTAACTGGGCAGCCTCTAGCGGAGGAGCGAGTGGTGCGTCTGTTCCTACTGCGTCTGACAATGTATTTTTTGATGCCAACTCTAATGTGGGAACTGGTTCATTTACGGTCACAATGGCGACTACGCCTCGCGTCTGTAACGATTTTACTGCGTCTGGACTTGATGGAGCAATGACGTTAGCAGGCACAAATATTGGTTTGACTGTTAGTGGAAGTTTGACTTTTCAAGCAACAAACTTTTCTGCTACTTATACGGGACCAACAACATTTGCAGCAACAACCACAGGTAAAACTGTAACTACTAATGGCGTTGCGTTTGCTGGAGCTGTTACGTTTAATGGTGTTGGTGGAGGATGGACTTTAGGTTCTGCTTTTACTACTACTGCTAATTCAACTTTAACTAATGGAACGCTAAACACATCAGCTAGTAATTACGCTATTACTGCTAATAATTTTTCGTCTAGCAATTCTAATGCAAGAACATTAACTCTTAATGCTTCAACATTTTCTTTAAATACTGCATTTAGCACAACCACAAGCACTAATTTTACTTTAAATGCAGGAACGTCAACAATAACATTGTCGAGTAATGCAGTTACGTTTAATGGTGGCGGTTTAACTTATTACAATGTTTCTTTTACTCGCACAGCTTCCACTACTAGCCAAATAACTATAGCTGGAGCAAATACATTTAATAATCTTACTTTTTCTACTCCAGCAGCAGCTGCTCGTAATGAAATAAATATTGGTGCAAATCAAATTATTAATGGAACATTGACGGCTAATGGTGCTAATGGAAGTCAAAGACTATGGTTTGATACTGATGCAATAGGAACATCTCGCACATTAACGTGCGCTGCCATTGCCGCAATGACTGATGTTGATTTTATGGACATTACAATCGCTGGTGCGGTTGGAACATTATCTGGTACTCGATTAGGTGATTGTGGAGGTAATAGCAATATTTCGTTTGTTGCAGGAGCAAACAAATATTGGAATTTACCGGCGGGAGGAAACTGGAGTGACACAGCATGGGCCACAAGTTCAGGTGGTGCTGTAGTTAATACAAATTTTCCGTTGCCACAAGATACTGCAATTATTGAAAATGCAAATTTAAACGCAAGTGCAACAATAACATTAGATGTTGGTTTTAATATTGGTTCTCTAAATGCTTCTGGTAGAACTAGCGCAATGACGTTTGCTACTGGAACAACGGCACCTTATTTGTGCGGAAACTTTAGTTATGGTTCTGGTGTAACGACAACAGGAACAGGGGCGTTTACGTTTACAAACAGGTCAACAAAAACGCTTAATTCTGGTGGAGTAACTTTTACTCAACCAATAACAATTAATGCACCTAGTGGTGGAATTCAACTTTTAACTAACAATTTAACTTTAGGTTCTACATTAAGAACCATTCTTACCAACGGAACGTTAGATTTAAACGGTTTAGTTCTTAGCTCAGGTTTATTTTCAACCTCTACCGGAACTAAAAATGTTACGTTTAATGGCGGCACATTTACAATTTCTGGCACTTCAACAACCGCTTGGAATAATGCACAGCCTACTAATTTTACGACTACGGCAGGTACAGGTGTTGGTTCTATATCAATGACGGGTGCTACTGCTAAAACTTTTGTCGGTGGTGGCTCAACATATAACTGCACACTAAACCAAGGTGGTGCTGGTACGCTGACAATTAGTGGTTCTAATACGTTTACTAATATCACTAACACAGTTCAGCCTAATCAGATTACGGTAACTGCCGGAACAACAAATACGTTTACTAATTTTCAATTATCCGGAACTACTGGAAATTTAATCACGTTGCGTAGTTCTTCTCCGGGTACTCAATATACGTTGTCCGACGCAACTGGAATAGTAACTGTATCTAATTTAGATATTCAGGACAGCATTGCTACAGGTGGAGCAACGTGGCGTGCGCCATCAAATTTGGGAAATGTGAA